TATTCTTTTTAGTATTTCAGCTTGAACATATGCACCACTATATTTATAAGTAGCAGGTAATCCACTTATAGCCTCTGTAAACTTAGTAGCTATAAAATCATCTTTAAATTTAGAAATTGTTTGTCCAACTTTATCCATGATATATGCAAAATCTGCTCTTCCAGTTAATACTCTTTTACAGTATTCATATACTCCAACATAGTATGCGTCAGTTTTTACTCTGAATGTATATCCTGCATCTACACGCTCTCTTTTTAAGTTCCAGTTATTTCCTGATATCTTACCTACTGATAAATAAGCGTCATTTTCAACTTCCATTTCTAATTGGTCACCTAAAGCAACAGTTTTTTCTTCTACAAATGCTCTGTTGAAAGCTGATAATTCAGAACCATCACCTAATGCGATAGTTTGTCTAGCAACTTCTTGTATAATAGCAAATACTTCGTGTTTATGAGCATCTAAATCCATTTCAGTTGGATGTTCTGAACCTAAAACTTCAAAGAATTTAGCATTTATAGCCTCTTTTCTTCCTTCTGCTGTTGCAAAAACAGTTGTAGGAACTTTCTTTTGATGGTCAACCATAAGGTTAACTAATTGTTGTGCATTTTCGTTTTTAAATTTCATAATAATATTCCTCCTTCTATTATATTGTTTCTACTGAAAATTTAACTAATTTATAATCTAAACCTATTAAAGTTCCAGTATTTCCGTAATATACTTTTTTAGTTGCATTTTTAATCTTTTGAACTTTGCATACTATTCCACTTTCAGGTTTAGTTGCTACTGCTTTCCATTTTCTATCTGTTCCCAATGTTAAATATTTAGCATCTTCAATTGTAGAAACAGCTACATCTAATTGAATCATATTGTCAGAAATCGCTAATTCATCACCTGTCTCTAGTGGTACTGCATCTGCTAGTTCACCAGATGGTATGTAGAAATGTACTAAAGCCTTGTCTAATACTGAATTTTCTTCATAATTTAATTCAGGAGTTGCAACTACACAAATTCTACCTTTGCCTAAATCTCCCACAACTGTTGTAGCTATCGCTCTAGCATCTGTTTGTGGCTCAGTTATTTCACCTACTGTAACCAACATTCCATTTTGTAAGTCTTGGTCTGCCACTATAGAATAAACTCTACCTCCCATTCCTTTTGTAGCTCTAACATTTTCTGTGTGTATAACACCATATTGTAATCTTGCCATTTAAAATTCCTCCTCTTATTTTTATAAATTTTTATATCTTTCAATATTTCCATATCGTTGTTCCCAATATGAATCTATTGTAGGTTTATTGTTTTCTTGTTCAACTGGTATTTGAACTGGACTTGGCTTTGTACTAAATTTTAAATCCTTGTTTTCAATATCTTTTTTATTATCAAAAGCAACTATTTTTAATTCTTTTGTTAATTGTTCAGCCGTAAAGTTCATTTTGTTTTCTTTTAATGTTTCAAATTCTGAAATTCCCTCTAATGAAGCAAATTCTGATATTACAGCATCTAATTCGTCAGTTTTATTTTTAATTTCAATTTCTTCTTTAAACTTTCTCAATTGTTCAACCTCTGTATTTAATTCTGCAAACTTTGCATTTAAAGTTTTATATTCCTCAGTTTCTAAAATGTTGAATGAATTTTTAACCTCTTCAATTTTTGCAGAAAACTCTTGTTTTGCTTCCTCTTCTATTTCGCTAAATATAGGATTTGGAGTTAATTCTACTTGTCCATCTTGGAAAGGTCTCCAATCACCTCTAACATATCTTTTTTTCATATCTTGCTTTAGAGATACTTTATCACCATTGACTTCATAAGGCATTCCATAATAGTTATAATTATCTTCATTGTCCTCAACAATCGCCATATTTTCTTCTTGTAAAATATCATTTAAATAATATTTTCTTCTTACCCTTAACTCTCCACACCAATTAGTACCATTGTAAGTGATAGGTTGTAGTTCTTCTGAAATCATTCCGTATAACGTGTTATAACTTAAAGAATATAATTGTTTCTCTAATTCTTCTTCGGTTAATTCTGAGTTATCTACTATTGATTGATAACCTTCTACACTTTTAATAGTAGAAAACTTAGCTAATATTTCCTCTCTCTTCATTTCTTTACCTCCTCTTAATTCATTTGCTTTATCAATTATTTCATTTAATTTACTTGCAAATGTTTCTATATTAGTATTATTAAAAATTTCAATTTTTGCTTCAGTTCCCATTGCAGGATTATACATATTAGAAAGTAATGTCACACCTGAAAATTGAAATTTCTTTATATGATAAAATCCTGTGGTTTCATCTATAAATCCATCAAGAACTTTTATTTCCATAGATATTCCATTTGTGCCTTCTTCTATGATTTTAATAGCGTCACCACAATATTCTTTGAAAATAAGTCCTTCACAAGTAATCCATTGCATATCATTTATAGTTTCAACTTTTATATTTCCTGTGGTTTCAGGAATTACTCCTACTGGTTGCTCTTCATATACAGTTTTTTTGATTAAGTTGCCATTCTCATCTTCTTCTAATAATTCTTTAAATTCATGACCTTTGAAATCTATAATTTCCCCATCTTCATCTTTTAAAAAGGCACAAACTATAGGTTTATTTTTGAAACTATCCTTACTAAGTTCAAATGATTGTGTTTCAAAGAATGAACCATTGGGATTAGCACCATCATGACATATTTGTAATCTATATCTTACTAAATCATTATCATCAGATATTATATTGAAATGCTTTATAGGAAATGAAAAACTTTTATCCATTTTATTCACCTCCTCTCTTTAAAAAGTTAATTTATTACTATATGTAATTTCACCTTGATTAAAAGTTAGTTTTTGACCATTGTTTGCAAATAAAAAGGCTTGTTTATTCCCGTAAACAACCTCTTTAATAAATGTAAATCCATTTGCTATTAATTTATTTTTAATATTTTCACTATAGACATATATAAAATTCACAATTATCACCTCTTTGTATTGCTTTCATTATTTCTTGTTTGTTGTCCACTCTCGCTTATTTTACTATCATCTGATTTTGGTTTACCTCCCTTGTCAGTTACATCTGCATTACTTGACGTAAATGATGATGCTAAAGGCTTCCATTTGTCGTATATCTCAAATATAATCTCTTGCATTGAAGATAAATCATCAATATCAGTAATCTCAAATCCTAATAATAAAGGTATTATTTGTGCAACTGGAACACTCATTTGTGAACATTGTAAATATTTGTCAAGTAAATCAAAAATATTAAACCATGTGGTTCTCAATAACTCTAGTTTGAAATTATTTTTAAATTTGGTCATAAGCCTATAATTCCAATGTGATTGTAATTGGTCATATATTCCAAATAATTGTTGTTCATCTACTTTAACTGAATAACTCAGAGTACCACTATTATCATTCTTTACACCAAACATAACTGAAGCAAAACCAGTACCATTCCATACACCTTCAACAGCATTAGATACTTGGTCTACTTTACTATCACTACTTGTACTTGCTTTTACAGGTATAATATCTGCTCCTGTTGTAAAATACCCCATATACTCAGGTAAGGAATTATCTAACATATCTGTTGTGGCATCAATCATATCCGAACTTACAGCATAAGAGTCCTCTTTATCTGCTCCTTGTAAAGTAGGTATCTTTAATCCTATTAAAGTGTAGTTTTCGGCAGATACTTTAGCCTTGTTTAAACTCTGATATTCCTCTAAATCATACAATGAATTAAATATATTCACGTAAGGAGGAATGGAGTAATTAAGGTTGCTTAAATCATATTTAACAACAAATGTTAGTTCTACAGGTATTGGTTGCCATTCAGCATATAATTTCATTCCTTCTAATGGTCTTTCTCCTTTTTTATAAGCATCATATAGCTGTCTAAACACTTTAGGATAACCATTGTCTAAAAGATATTCACAGTTGTTAAAATAACTCATATTAAAAGCTATTCCCAAACCACTTTCACCCTCACTAATTATCTTACAAAAATCTGGTGGTAATCTTTTTAAATATATGCTATAAGCACCTTCAATCTCTAACCCATAAAATACGCCATATTTAAAAACTTCTTTTAATATTTTCATTGAAGTTTTTTTAATATCTAGCATTTCATAATAATCACACATATTATTGTAATCATTCTTCTTTTTCTTTACATTTTTAGTAGAATATTTTCTTAAATTCTGCTTTACAAATGGTGTTATTATTGCCATGTTAGGTATATATTCTATCAGCCTACAAAATTGAGGTGATATTGTACATAAATAATCTACAACTTCTCTAAGCTTATTTTCATAATTTTGAGGACTGTTTAACCACGTTTGTATTTGTTCTCTAGTATATTTCTGCAATATTTTAGATGTTTGACTTTTACTTACTAAACTATCTAATGGCATATTTGTCATAGCTTTTGCATATTTTAATATACTTGTTCTATCATTATTTAAAGCAGTTAATTGCTTTTTTAACTCAGTATCCAATATATCACCTCATTTCTATTTAATATTTTTATTTAATTGAAATAACTCTTTGGTTTTCTAAATTTAGTTGCTTTACGTATATTAAAGTTAGATTTCCTCTGACTTTCTACATTTTTACGTTCTTCTAAATAAACCCAAAATAAACCATATAACAATGCTGAATACATATCTTTTTGAATCCTATTAGATATTCTTTCTACTGTCGTATTAACGCCTTGTTGCTTGTATTTTAAGTTAAGTATTTGTTCACATAATGTTTTAGTTAATATATATGGTACTTGTAAATTGGCTATTTCTTCACTATCCTTTATCTTTGTTTTATATTTTCTTTGCAAGGCTTGTATTCCTGCGTTTTCATCACATAGTAATCCAACATCAATTTTTGAAAACATAGCCATAAATCTATTTATCATATCCCCGTTTTTCGTTTCTTTTTCTTGAGATTTTAATGCAAATACAATTGGAACACTATCTGGTTGTTTATATTTTTCATATTTATCATTATTAACGACAGAATATGATGGCTCTCCATCGTCCAATCTTAATACCAATTGGTCTACTACTCCACTTCCTAATCCATTAGCATCTATAACCACTATTCTTGGTTTAAATTCCTTCACTTTCTGTTTTATAAATTTGGCTTGTATTGTATCGTGAGTCCCTTCCATACTGAATATATTTACAATTTCCTTAATATAACTTCCATCAGCTTTTGGTGTTAATTTAATAACTACCATAGCAGATAAGGCATTTGCATTACCTTCTTCTCTAGCAACGTCATATGCTAAAACGTATTCGCATTTTTCATCTCCGCAATGTTCCCATTCTGCACATTTTACAATTCTTGCTTTATTTAATTTTTCATCCGAAACCAAGTTTTCAGAACTAGAGCCTGTATATATACTTTCATATTCTCTCATGAAGTCAGTTATTAGATAAGTAGGACTCTCTTTTAAATCCTCTACAAAGT